TTTCAATCAGTAATCACGTCAAGCACAAAGTAATATGGGACTCTTAACCGACGCATTCTTCAAGTCAGCCCTGGAGAGCAATGCCGACCTCATGGCAGCACTGCCCGCCCACGCCATCTACAACAATATAGCCGACCCGGATTATGACATGGAGAACGTGGCCGTGCCGTATATCATCGTCAATAACGACGGTGGCAACAACGACGCGCAGACCAAGGACGACTACGAGGGAGCGGAAGACAAGGTGAACATCAGCATCCGCATTGTGGCGAAGACCAACGACTCGTTGCGTCAGATGGCCGTTGCCGTGCGCCGCACCGTCCACGACTACATGCAGGCATCAGCCGAGCGCATAGATGCCGGCACGCCAGCTGAGAACGACGAACTGCGACCCTACGACTACGACTTCTCGTTCAGCGATGTCAGCTACGAGCCGCAGAAGCCCAGCTACATGATTATGCTTTATTACCAGTGCACGACACCTAACGAAATATTCACAGAACCATGAGCAAAGAGAAGGAACAAGTGCAAGAGCAGCAGGCCCAGCAGCCCACAGCCGAGATCACATTGCCCGCTGGTTCTCCAGCGGAAGTCACCACTCCCGTCATCATCCGCGCCAAGAGCCGCGAGGAACTTGATACCCAGTTCAAGCAACTGAAGGCCAAGCACGACGGCCGCACTCTCACCACCGGAGCCGTAGCCCGCAATAGCGACGACGGCACCTATATTTTAAGAGTTGACATCATTTAAAAATATCACAACAATGGCAACACTCAAAGGACAAAACATTCGCATCCTGCTTCTGGACGGCACCGATTTTAAGGTAGTGGGAAAAAGCACCAACTGCACGGTGACGCTCACGGGCAATACTGACGACGCATCGACAAAAGATGACGTAGGCATGGCTTCCAAGCCCGAAATCATCTCGAAGTCGTGGAGCGTTCAGGTGGAGTCGCTCGACGTTACCGACACCGCCGCCATGCTCAACGCCATCAAGAACCTCACGCCGTTCATGCTGTGCTGGGATGAAGTATCGACAACAGATAACCAGTCTCCAGGCTATTCTACCATGCAGAGAGGTGGCCAGGCCTACCTTAACGACGTAACCTTTACCTGGAACGACAGAGAGAACTCGGTTAAACAGCTCCAATTTGCCGGTTCAGGCCCGCTGACTCACGACACGCAGATAACAGCCGAGGCCATAGCTGTCGATGGAACTTACACCAAGGGCCAGTTCGTGCGCCTCTTCCTGGGCAACGACAACACCGCTGTTCCAGCCAAGGTGGTGGCCTACGCAAAACAGCTCTCGCTGCATGTCAGCATGAGTCTGGAATCTGCAACCACCAAGGATACAGAGGGAGATTGGGAGATTCAGGAGCCTACAGCCCTGTCGTTCGACATCACCTCGAATGCACTGGTGCGCAGTGGCGACACCATCACATCTACCGTGCAGGGGCAGGAATTCGCCGACATCGAGGCAATCTACGAGGCAAGCGCACCCGTGCGCTTTAAAATTGCCAACGTCAGCGGTGCGAATAACCGTACAAGTGGTTTCACCATCTGCTCCGGCTCGGTGGTCGTCACCCAGCTCACGCTGAACGCCCCGAACCGTCAGAATGCGAGCTACACGACGAGCCTCGCTGGCTATGGCATCTACACGGTTTCAGCCTAAACCATCACCAGCGGCGGGCGGTACATCCACCGCCCCCGCTTTTTTATGTTAAACCTGTTGCGATGGCATCGCAACCACAAGACATCAAGAAGTAACTATGATCCACAAAGAAATCAATCTATGCGGCAAGTCCGTCACCATGGGCTACTGCTACGCAACCGAAATCGCCTTCAAGGACTTATCAGGACAAGACATGACCGACTTCGCCATGGAGGCCGTCACTGCTTTCCAGGCACAAAGGATGCCTGACGTTAAGAAGACCATCTACGCCATCCTGGCGTGCGTCATGGCCTACTACGAGAGCAAGGTCGAGGATGCTCCCGTCAAGGACTCCGAACTGATTAACGACACTTCGCCCATGGAGGTCGGGAAAGCCCTGGGCACCGTTCTTTCGCTCCGAGCTGAGTTCTACGCAGTCCCCGCCGGAGAGCCAGAAGAAAAACCAACGAAAGGAAAGGGCAAGGCAAAAAACTAACCACCGCCCACGACATCTACCAACTGCTCGTGGGCGAGATAGGCATCCCCCGCCGCGAATTTCTCTACGACCTCCGCTTCTGGGAGGTACGCCGAATCATCCGAGGCTACCGCCAGCGCGACCGTCTGAAGCACCAACTGCTCGCCGAGTGCGCCTACGCCGCCATCTATGCAATGCGCGACCCCAAAGGTAAGACCGCCAGCGACCTTTTCCCGCAAGTATTCGAGGACGACGACGATGACGACGAGCCACCCATCAGCGAAGAGGATGTGGCCGACATGCAAGCCATGATGGAATACATCAACAGCCAGCCCGATAATATCTGGTAAAGTAAACCTCCGACAATCAAACGGCCGAATGGTAGTAAGTTACTGTTTAGCCGTTTTTTTATGTTTGAATTTGAAGCTAATGATACCGTCATAATAAAGCAGCAGAAGGTGCTCGAAGCAGCTCTCTCCACCAATCCCAAGACCCAAAAGGTCTTGCAGAAACTCATCCGCAAGGCTCTGATGGAGGTTAGGCCAGAATTAGTGTCGGCGGCTCGCGGTGCAATGGACAGTGATCCACGAGGTGCAGCGCAGGGCATCCGTACATCCGTCTATAAGAAGGTACTTGGTGGTAACATCAACATCTTTGACAGGCGGTCAAAGGCGGGGAGTGTGTCAAACTACGAGCCGCCCCGCAAATTGCGCCCAGGACAGCGAGGCGGCAACCGAGTGCCGCGAGGCACACGCACAGATACCGTGATGCACTATGGGCCTATCGACCGTCAATGGATACTTCGCTTCATCAACAGCGGAACAAAAGACCGCACGGCTGGCACGCGAGGCGGTAGGCTGTCAGGTAATCGCGGAAGTATTGCAGCCCGCAACTTCTTCCGTGGTGCCGGTGATCGAGCCTTGACAAAAGCAGCCGACAACCTCGCCATGCTGATTAACACAGAACTCGAAGCAATGCTGAATAAGAAGTCAAGCGGTTGACTTGCGCAATTCAACCGCTTGACTTTCGCAATTCAACCGCTTGAAATCGGAAATTCAACCGCTTGAAATTTTTTAACCCTTAAATTTTAACGATATGGCAAAATTAACACTAAAGGTAAAGAAGATTGCATTTAAGCATCCTCAGACCAAGAAGGAGGGCTATGTGGCTCGCGTACTCACCAACGGCACAGAGTCGTTCAATGACATCTGCGAGATTGCAGGGATGAACACAACCTATACCCAGGAAGAAATTGTGGCCTGTGCAGGACTGATGCTCAAAGCAGCAGCCCGACAGCTGAAGAACGGCTTGATTATCGACTTGGGACCTTTGGGCAAACTCTATCCATCGGTATCAGGTAAGTGGGTGGAGAAGGAGGAGGACCTTGCGCTGGCCGACCTCACGCCCCACTGCAACTATCGCCCGTCTCAGGAAGTGAGCGAGGCCATCAAGGGGGCCACCCTCGGATGGGCTACCGCCAAGGATGAAGGCGAGACCGAACCCACCGACGACAACACCAGCACAGGCGGCGGCATCGACACCAGCGGCGACATGGAAGGATAATCAGTAACCCCACATCAACTTAACGCCCGATTAGTAAAGCCGACTAATCGGGCTTTTCTAAAAAATGGCAGATTCCGTAGTAAAATTAAGAATAGACTCGAAAGAGTACGACGCCAACATCAAGCGTGCTGGTGAAGCCTTGCAGCAATATTTCAACCGTGTACGTGAAGGTGGCGGTACGCTGGAGCACCTGGACGAGGGTGTAATGGAAGCCGTGAAAGCCATGGGAGAGCTTGGCACTAAAGCAGAATCTACCCGTGGGGCCATGCGCGAGTTATTGCAGGCAACAGCTGACTTGACGGTGCAATACCGTAGTCTGACCGACGAGGAGAAAGCAACTCCGCTGGGCGCGGCCATGGCACAGTCAATATCTCAGATGACTGAGCGGGCCGGTGTGATGCGCGATGCCATGGACGATGTGTCGGCCAGCATACAGCATGCGGCCAGCGATACACGAGGATTCGACCAGATAGCCGGTGGCATCTCGCTGATGACAAGCGGCTTCCAGACAGCCGTCGGTGCCGCCAATTTATTCGGCATAGAAATAGGCAACCAAGAGAAGGTGCTGACTACGCTGGCGTCGGCCATGTCAATCACCAACGGAATTCAGACTGTACAGAACCTGCTGCAAAAACAGTCGGCACTGATGATGGGCGTACAGGCGGCGAAGGCCGCTCTTGCTACGGCCGCGCAGGCGGCACTTGCAGCAGCAACAGGCTCGGCCACCATTGCCCAAAAAGCCTTCAATGTAGTG